AGCCCTTGATGCCGCAATCACAACAGGCATTTGTCGGCATGTATCGAGAATTAGAACGAAGAGGCAATCTGCCTTCTTCCATCACATTTGAAACCAATGGTACACAGACGTTGACAGACGAATTTAAAGACTTAATCTCAAGTGTACACACAGAAATATTCTTTTCTGTATCTCCCAAACTGTGGACAGTGGCAGGCGAACGCAGAGAAAAAGCAATCAAGCCTGAGACTGTGGCCGAATATGTGCAACACAGTCCCAATGGACAATTAAAATTTGTTGTGGGCAACCGAGATGAACAGTGGACAGACATGGAGGAAGTGCTGAAACTGTTCCGCGATGCTGGGGTGGACTATCCTGTGTGGATCATGCCCGTGGGTGCTCGAGAAGAAGAGCAATCAGACACAGCAGGTGATGTGGCTCGCAGAGCTTTTCAAAGAGGCTATAATGTGGCGGCAAGAGTACATGTGCATTTATTTGGTAATTTAATTGGCACATAGACATAGACAAAAAAAGAAAAATAAACTATAATAAAGATATTATGAAAGTAAAGAAAACTGATAAGAAAAAGACCAAAGGTAAAAGTGAAGATCCCATGGTCAAAGTGCTACAGGTCAATGTTAATCCAGAAAATCCTAAGAACGGATTCTTTGAGTTGGACTGGAACGACGAGTTTGTTAACATGTTGAAACAGAACGGCTACACAGGAGAATCTGAAGAAGAAATTGTGGATCGTTGGTTTCAAAGTTTATGCAAGACCATAGGCGGCGAACAAGGCGTGGATGTCACAGGCGCAGGGTATGTGCAAGTTAATCGCAGAGACGACGGCAAAACTGAGGTGTCTTAATGACACACATAATTGTAGATACAGCGAATACATTTTTTAGGGCTAGACACGCATTTCGCGGAGACGCATCTGAGAAGATTGGCATGGCCATACACATCACACTAAACTCGATTAAAAAGGCCTGGCAGGATTTTGATGGCTCTCACGTGATATTCTGTCTAGAAGGCAGAAGCTGGCGTAAAGACCATTACCCACCCTACAAAAGAAACAGAAAAGATCTTGCAGATGCAATGAGTCCAGCGGAACAGGAAGAGAACAAATTGTTTTGGGAATGTTATGATGATTTTGTACAGTTTGTGAGAACCAAGACCAATGCAACTGTGCTACAGAATTCTAGAGTGGAAGCAGATGATCTTATTGCTCGTTGGGTCGACCGACATCCAGATCAAAAATGTGTGATTATTAGCACAGACAAGGACATGAATCAATTGGTATCTGATCGAGTATCACAGTACAACGGTGTCACTGAGGAGACCATGCGAACGGATGGTGTGTTTGATAAAAAAGGTAACCCTGTCATAAACAAGAAAACAGGAGAACCAAAGAAGTTGGATGCTCCGGAATGGTTGCTGTTCCAAAAAGCCATGAGAGGTGATCCATCAGACAACATATTTTCAGCATATCCAGGTGTCCGAACCAAAGGCACAAAGAATAAAATTGGCCTAACAGAAGCATTCGCCGACAGAGCCGACAAAGGCTACACATGGAACAATATAATGTTGAGCAAATGGGTGGACAAAGACGGCAAAGAACATCGAGTGTTGGAAGATTTCAACAGGAACATGCAACTGGTGGACCTACATGCACAGCCAGAAGCCATTGTGCAAGAGCTGGATCAGACGATAGACCAAGCCCGAGCAGACAACAAACAGATCGCACAGGTAGGTGTGAGATTCATGCAATTTTGTGCCAGATACGATCTACAAAAAATCACAGAACAAGCACAACTGTATGTGGAACCATTCAATGCTAGACTCGCTTAAAAACAGCATACACTATGATTCAATTGTTAAAGCTCTTAGAAACTCAAAAACAGCATCATCATACGATAACATATATTCAATCAATTTTGATCATCTTTTTTCAGATGATCTATTACAAATTAAAAAAAATACAAACGGTGAACGAACATGCGTATTAATATTTTCTCAAGAGCCTCACTATTTTAATCCAGGAAGTACAATTTCTAGACAATGGTTGCAATTTAAAGACCTACTATTAAAATATCAAATATTTAATTGTGATTTTTTTGTAACCTGTTTTGATACAAGTACATCCAATTCTAGCATAGAATATCTCAACAAAAATTTTTATGATTGGAAATTTCATACAATCGATGTAGGCTATCCTTATTGCTATAACAGTTTTGCAGTCAACGAGTCAAAAAATACTTCTGATTTATTTTTAAATGAGTGTACTATGAAGTTTTCCCATCTTAATTTCACCCACAGGATGCATCGGCAACTGTTTTCTAAATTCCTCATACAGGAAGAGTTAGTGAAAGATAATCTCATTGCTATCAATGCTTCCCAAACCAATATTAGAAACGCTGAAAAAAGAGTTACTGACGCTAAAAAATTACTTGATCGGAATCAAAACGATGGTTGGTTTTATAATAAAAATTTACTGGAGTTATGGAAAGCTGTGCCTTTAGAATATCATCGACACACAGACATTGATGATAATTTTGATGCAACAGAATTAACTTTTTTAAACAAGGCGGCATTTAATATCGTTAGTGAAACTGTGTTTGACTATCCATATGTTCATCCAACAGAAAAAACTATACAGGCATTGCTGTCTAAAAGGCCATTTATCATGATTGGACCTCGTGGAAGTCTACAACATCTTCGTGATCGAGGGTTTAAAACATTTCACACCATGATAGATGAGTCATACGATCAACTTGCTGACCCAAACCAACGACTGGAAGCTGTCATGCAACTGATACTAGATCTCAACAAAAAATCACAACAAGAGTTGAATGATATTGTTTATGCTGTAAAAGACACGTTGATTCATAATTATTCTCTCATGAAAAAATCTTTACAATTATCACGGAATAAAGTATAATAAACATATGACTATAAATGCAAAAACACTAGTAAAAGATCGATTTTGGATCATTGAAAAGAATGGTCAAAAATTAGGCACGCTACAAAAAGAAGACGCCAACGGTTGGATCTTTCTCAGTAGACAGCAGGAGAAAGAGATATTCCACACACAAGACAGTCTGTATGAGAAATTTGGACAGGGCATATTTGCCAACGATATACAAGTACCAGATCACCCTGTAGAAGAATCTACAGATTGGGAGGTGCACGGATTTCCTGTCAACCAACGACCATACAATCCTGTGTTCGACGTTCAGCAACAGTTGCCCATGTATACCAAAACACCCAAATCCAAGAGTCAATTTTGTGCAGGCTATTACATCATTGAGTTTGAGAAGGGCTGGAGGAAAGCCTACTGTCCCAAGGTAATTACACTACAGAGGTATGCTTATCGAGGACCTATTCGAACCAAAATAGAAATGCAACAAACATTAAACAATGCCATCAAAGAACAAACTACAAACACAGCCAATTGAGGATTTTATTGGTCGAGTTCGCACTGCTAAAGCTCGTCAGGACAAACAGATCATCCTGACACTTCGAGATGCAGAGCGATTATCTGACAGTCTCAGTCAAACCATGACCAAACTGGTGGGCATACAGGAAGAGATCATAGATGCTCTTAAAACTGCTCAACAAGCACAGACGGTCAACATCGAAATGGATGGTGGTGACTTCTCTGAGAAATAATAACTTCATATAAACCTAAAGATAACATTCCGTTCTGCCCGATACTACCTAGAGATAACTTTTCTGGTAAATACAGTTGTATGAAAGTGACCTACCTATATTTAAAAAAACACAACCAAACGGGGTTGATGTACTTTGGAAAGACGGTGAGAAACCCGGAATCCTATACGGGTTCAGGTGTCTATTGGACCCGACATTTAAAGAAGCACGGAGATGACGTATCAACTGTGTGGACCAAGACTTTTACAGACAAGAAAGAGTTAGTAAAATACGCATTAGACTATTCTATGAAGCACAACATAGTTGAATCAAGAGACTACGCCAATTTAAAAGAAGAAGATGGTTTGATGGGCGGTGATACAGGTGTTACAGAGCAAGGAAGAATGAAGATCAAAGCATCATCAAAAGCACATAGGCACAACGAAGAAACAAAACAAAGAATTAGAGAAGCACGGGCAACACAGAAAGCACCGATGCTTGATAGAAAACACTCTGCAGAAACGATACAGAAAATTAAAGAAGCAAGAGCAAAACAGAAACCAAGGATTGGTTACAGTTGGTCTGCTGAACAAAGAGCAAAATTTAAATCCGTAATATTAAAGAGGAATTTGATTAGTGTCCAGGCCTAAACCCACAGTGTTACTTCAACACAGCAACAAGACTACCTTCAAGATGGATGAGGTCCTAGCGGCTGAGGGCATCTGGGCAGTTTTCTATGATGGTAAACCAATCAATCTTAAATCATCTAGCTTGGTTGCTAACTATCCCGGACCAAAATACAAGAAAGTTTCATTCTCCAACCCAGGACACGCGGAGAACCTAGCAAAGAAACTGAACACACAACACGGCACTGACAAGTTTGGTGTTTACCTTTTAAAGACCGGCGACAAATTCACTAGATAATTAACTGTACAATGGATCGCAAGACAGCCTACACCCGGACCTTCATGCAACTGCTGGAACAACCCATACATGACGAGACCGTCAAGACCAACTACTACACATGGTGGCAGAACGTCAGGGAGAGTTACCAGGCCAGATCCCTGAGATTGACCAAACAGGGCTTCGAGATGTTGGAGAGCATAGACCTCAAGACATACACCGTGAAATTCCCACAGAAGATCATATTCACCCCCCAGACATACCTTTGGTTGGATGAGTTCGTTGACTGCCCATACTTCGTTGACAAGGCAAAGATCATTGTCACAATGGAGAAGATGGCACTACAACTGATGCTTTTCGCTGGAGATGTGACGAAATACGGTCTAGCACGTGCGATGAGCAAGGCCGAGGACCAAGATGAATAAATCATACTGTAAGTTTCCATTCATAGGACTACAATCAACCCACAAAGGCAACAAACTGTGTTGTTCCGCTAATAAAATAATTAAAGGTATAACAGCCAAAGAATTCTGGGACAGTGATTACATGGCCGATGTCAGAAGCAAGATGATCAACGGTGAGACAGTGAGTGCCTGCACTTCTTGTTACAAAGAAGAGGAGCAAGGAAAATTAAGTCTCAGGAATCATTACAATGCTAGGTTCAAAGACTGGGAGCAAAAGGAAACACCTACAGCAATGGATTTAGATTTTAGCACTCTGTGTAATTTAAAATGTATCATGTGTGGGCCTGGACGTAGTTCACAATGGAGCAAAGAACTAGGACAAACAGAAAAGTTACCAATTTCAAAAAAAGAGATAGACGAACTATGTAATATATCAGAAAATATAAAACATTTAACAATACAAGGGGGTGAGCCTAGTATAATGCCCGAGTTTGAATATTATTTCCAGTATTTAAAAGACAAGAACCTAATACAGAATATTGAGATAGATTGTATCAGTAATCTAACAAATGTAAACAATAAATTTTACAAACTACTGTCAGAATTTAAAAATGTGAATTTAGATGTCAGCATTGATGCGTATGGAGATGCATGTAATTACATCAGATTCCCCAGCAACTTCAAAAAGATAGAACAGAATATACTGAGTCTCATCGATCGAAAGATACAAGTCAACTTACAAATCTCCTTACAGACATTGTCAATGTACAATTTTTATGACTTTCTAGTTTGGATACACAATATCAACTCCAAATTTGAGAAAAAAAATAAGAAAATCGGAGTACACTTGTCTTTTGTGGAAGGTCCTAAAATCTATGATATAAATTTTGCACCAATAAAGTTGAAGGAGAAATTTTTATCAGATATAGCGAAATTTAAATCATCCTACAGTTTAAAACATAATTTAAAATTTAATATGTCTATAAGAAACATCGAAAAAACCTTACTGTCTACCCATACCACTGACCATTGGGCGGATTTGGACCAAAATATCCAAATATTAGATCAAAGAAGAAACATAAAAGTTACCAATTACATTCCGGATTTCTACAAATACATCTAAAAAGCCAATAAAATCAACGACTTATCGTCAGGTTGACGTGCAACACAATTCTGCTATACTTGTATTATAAACATTTTTAAAACGAGGAGCGAAAAATGGTAAAAAAAGAAAAACAAGCAACAATCGGTAGTCAGAACAGAACAGTAACACCCAACGAAGCCAAAGCGGCTCTAGCACATTGTCTTAAACTACAAAGACCCATAATGATGTGGGGTGCACCAGGTATTGGTAAATCAGACATAGTTAAACAGATAGGGGAAGAACAGAACAGAACAGTGATCGACATTCGATTACCTCTTTGGGAACCCACAGACATCAAAGGTATTCCTTATTACAACCAAAAAGAAAACAACATGGTTTGGGCGGCACCGGCAGAATTACCCACTGACCCTAAATCCACAGCAATTATATTTCTAGATGAATTAAACTCGGCGGCGCCGGCAGTACAGGCGGCGGCTTATCAGTTGATTTTAAACAGACGAGTTGGACAGTATCATCTACCTAAAGGTGTTGCTATTGTAGCGGCAGGTAACAGAGATGCTGACAAAGGTGTCACATACAGAATGCCGGCTCCATTAGCGAACAGATTCGTTCACGTGGAATTGAGAGTGGACTATGATGACTGGATGATTTGGGCAACCAACAATTATGTACATTCAGACGTTGTGGGGTATGTGAC